CAATGCCCGGCGCACCGTACAGTACAGCAAAGCCGTGGCGCGTTAGGATGCCATCCAGCAGCCACTCGACCGGCGGCATATTTTTGAGGTAGTCGAGATTGTACGTCTCAAACACGTCAGGCTTCGGCTCTGGCGCCACCTCGACCACTTGCGCTTGCTTGGCGAGTGCCAGCAGCGCCGCCTTGTCACCGCCTGCTTGTAGCCAGTCGGCCACGTCACCCTTGGGCGGCAAGTTTGGTAGGTCGAGGCGCTTGATCTTTCCGACCGTGCCATACAACGCCGCGATCACTGTGTCTGCGTGTGCCTGCCCGGCCTCATCATTGTCGGGCAGCACTACCACATTGCGATCAGCGAAATACTGCGCAAGCTCCGGCTTCCAATTCTTTGAGCCGCCACTGTTTGTCGTGGCGATCAGGCCAAGCTCAATCAACGCATCGGCGCATTTCTCGCCCTCGACTATGAATACCGGCGCTGTTGGGTTGGTGATTATTGCCGGTAGGTTATATGGCAGCGGGTCAATGTCTTTGATGCTGTTGATCCAGCCGCCCCTGTCGTCCGGGCGTCTCTGCCTAAACGTCTTTGGGTTATCGAACCGCAACACCTGATAGGCCAACACGCCGTCAGCATTATAATAATCGTAAGAACGTGCGAGTGACGGCACGACAGGCAGCGCCTTTTGTTGTTGCCTGCTGATGCCAAACTTACGCTCTAATACGTCAGGTATGTTGCCATTGATAGACGCTGGCTCGTTTGCCTTCACTAATGCCACCACGCCCCCGCTTTCGCCGGTCTCAAAATCAGTCCATACGCCTTTGCGTACGTCAATGCTCTTGCTGCCGTGATTTCCCCAGCGCAACTCGGTGCCTTTCGACAGGCGCGGGTTCGGCTCACCCCAGTAATGCCTCGCCACCTGCTCTATGTATGCTGCTATGTTTGTCATCTCATTACCCCAATCCCTTGCCCCCTTTGAAGCGTGATCGGCGGCGGGGCAAGGGAGGAAACCCGCCGCCAATCACTACCGCCGCTAGAACAAATCAGCGCCCTCAACAACTGAAGGGGTTGCAGCTACTGGGGCTGCCACAGCGGCGGGTTCTGGGGCAGCTTCTGCCTTGTCTAAGCCAGCGGGGCGATCAACCCAGCCAGCAATCGACCATTTTGGCGAGCGGAACGTCTGAGTTCCCTGCGCCTTAGTCTCGATCTGGATGCGGTCGCTGCCGGTGATCTCGATGACCGGCACCTTGCCCGGATTGTCGGCCTTGCCAGCCAAGTAGGCATCGTGCAAGTCGTTCATCTGATTACGCACGATCTTGCTTGATGATGACATCTCGCGCAGGCCGATCTCTTTATTGTACATCCTGATGCGGAAGCCTTCCTTGTGTTCATCAGAGGGCTTCACCGGCATCGGCTCGCCAACTTGGACAAAGCGAAAGTCTGGGCCAGTCGTGGTAAAGGCGATGAAGCCAACCTCGATTGCGTCCATATCCATCACCACCTTGAAAGGCAATTCCATTTCGGTTTCGCTCTTTTCCCAGTGGCCGTCTGCCCCTTGATGCCGGTCTTGTCTCACAAATGAGCCATCCTTTGCACTGAATTTCATTATTGGCAGGAAATCCCCGCCGCCTGATGATGTAGTCTCTGTAAAACCTAAAGCCATTTTTAACTCCTAAACTTTAGAACTACCGCAAAACCAATGCGGCTTGGATCGGGAAATAGGCGCAGATATCCGCGTCTTGTGGGTCGCCCCTGTCAGACCTTCCACCCTTCCCAATTTCGTAATCGCCCGCGAAATCAAACCGGGCGATATTATCCTTATAAACATTCAGCAGATACGCTGGCAAGCCGGTGTGTTGCGTCAGCAGCCGCGCTTGTATAACTTTCGACAGGCTCACCATCGCCGTGTCGTACTGCAACAGCCGCACATTACGATGCTTCACCTCAATAAATGCCTTGGCCTCGTTGTCTTTGAACACCACAAAGTCGAGGCGATACTGTATTGGCAGCTTGTAGAAATCATAGCCGTGAGCCGCAAAGGCGTCAGCCAGAGCCTGCTCTTTGCGCCTGTCGGCCTCGGTTTCATACATTGGCCTAGCCATCAGCCAAATGCTCCCGCACGATCATCATAGCCGTCATTTGGTCGCACTCGACCGCGTAACGCCAATCGTACTGCTCGGCTATGTCGCCTGTTGGCTCAAAGCCATCCATCCCCACAATCGCAGCAACCGGGAAACGCCAGCGCCAAGGCAGGCGATCATAGCGATACACCAGCAAGGGCAGCTTGCCGCTCTCTGTCGCCAGAGCAGCAGCGCACACCTGATCCCACCAGTTTGGGTCAATGCCATATCCGGCGCGTTTGCGTTTCACTTCAATGACAAAGGGAAAATCTGGGTCGCTGCAAATGATGTCGCCAAGATCAGACTGCCTATATTGATTGATGTCGCGCTGAAACGTCAGGCCATTGGCGCTGCCGCCAAGCTCATCGGTCAGGATTGCGATGATCTCGCGCTCCCCGCCCATCCCCTTATTCCGGCTGTTAACCATTGCGGTTCGCCAAGCTGCGCATAGTACGCGCCGCAACGTCATCATCACCCATCGCTGCAATGCGCTGATCCAGCCCCTGCTCTAGCACTTCATCGGCCAAGCTGGACATTGATCTGTGCGATGACACGTCAAGAACGAAGCGCAGTTTGTCAACTGTTTCGTTTCTTAGTCTTAATTGTTGCTGTTTAATCCCAGACATTACCTAGCCTTTTCAATGGTTTGTAAAATAATTGCAAAAACATACACAACAACACTTGTACCACAATGCAACAAAGATTATATAGTTAATATATCACTAGTAATCGAAAGGGAGACGACAAATGGCTAAATTCACTACAGAGTATGTGTTTGACACTGCAACACACATCAACGGCATGACCAAGAATGAGATCGTGTGCTTTCACTTGTTCAATCCAAATGGGTTGGTTGCCAAGCTGCCTGACTTTGATGACTTTTGTCACGGTGACGTTTTCTTTGCTGGTTGCGAAATGATGTATGGTCGCCACGACAACTATTACGCCAAGTGGTTGCGTGATGTTTGCAACAAAGAAAAAAGCTACACCAAGTGGCAGCTTATGTATCACTTGTCAAAGCTGGCAGACGATGTTGACCGGGCTTGGACAACAATTGCAGAGAAAAAGGCGGTAGCATAATGACCACATACATCGCATACTATCGTGTATCAACTCAGCGCCAAGGCCAGTCAGGTCTTGGCCTCGAGGCACAACGCGCAGCAGTCGCCGGTTACAACATCATCGCTGAGTATACTGAGGTCGAGAGCGGCAAGAAGAGCCAGCGCCCGGAACTGGCCGCTGCTCTTGCTGAAGCCAAGCGCACTGGCGCAACGCTGCTGATTGCCAAGCTCGACCGCCTAGCGCGTAACGTCCACTTTATCACCGGCTTGCTTGAGGCTAATGTGCCGATCCTCTGCGCTGACATGCCAGAGGCTGATCGCACCTTCTTGCAGATGGCCGCTGTCTTCGCTGAGTGGGAAGGCCGCAAGATCAGCGAGCGCACCAAGGCCGCACTGGCTGCTGCCAAGGCGCGTGGCGTCAAGCTCGGCTCGCCCAACCCTGCCGCTGCTGGCCGTGCGTCCGCTGCCAAGCGCGTGGAGCGTACCAATGTCGTTGCCAAGCAGGCAATGCCTATCGTCTCGGTGCTGCGTGAGGCTGGTGCCTCACTACGCACCATCGCCGCCAAGCTCAATGAAGCTGGCATACCTACCGCACTGGGCGGTAACTGGCACGCATCCAGCGTGCGTAATCTAATGGGAGCAAACTAATGAAAAAGGGAAAACTAGATATACCAAATGACTGGCCTCGGCCTTGGACAGAGCTTGGTGAAGGGCATTGGAAAGTTCTTGGGGTGTATATTTTGCATTGGAAAAAGTACAGACGCAAAGCCAAATTTTCGATTTATGGGTTTGCGCGGGGTCATTACAATAGAATTTGGTATGGCAAAAAAGTCGTGCATTTTAAGGTGGCTTTTAAAAGAGCTAAAGCAAAGGGGAAAGCTAATGGTTAAAGATACAATCGGGATGCTGCTTGTTACAGCATTTGTAATTACGTTTTTTACTAACGCCATAACAGACTGGAACTTCTGGTATTTGATGGCTCGCTTTGGGGGTGCAAACTGATGGAGATAATCAGGCGTAAGGACGCAATAGCGCAGGGTCTAGTTCGGTATTTTACTGGCAAGCCTTGCAAGCACGGTCATGTTGTTGAAAGGCACACAGTTGATGGGCAATGTCTGGAGTGCGGCAAAGCAAAATGTAAAAAAATGCGGGTGAAACACAGAGACAGCCGCATTGCGTATGGGGCTGAATATAGAAAAAACAACCGTGATCTTGTTTTGCAGCGTTGCGCTAGTTGGAGAAATAATAATCCTGATGCGGTCAAGGCATATTCAAAAAAATATTATTGGGAAAACTTGCAGTCTTGCACAGAGCGAGCCAAAAAATGGGTGGAACAAAATCACGATTATGTTTTGCAAAGGCGAAAAGATTATTATCAAAACAATTTGCAAAAGCAAAGATCGTCATCACAAAGATGGAAAGATAACAACAGGGAAAGAATTAGCATTTATAATGCTATGAAACGCCCAGAGCGTGATGAGCGGCTCAAAGCGGCCACGCCGAAATGGGTCGATCAAAGCTCTATTGTTATTAAATACAAAGAGCGCGACTGCCTAAACCGAATGACCGGCGTGGCGCATCATGTTGATCATGTCGTGCCACTAAAAGGCAAAAACATTTGCGGCCTTCATGTGCCGTGGAACTTGCGAGTTATTCTTGCGAGAGACAATTTAGCAAAACACAACAAATGGGAGACAGTGTAATGAGTAGAAAATTTGATTTAGCGTTTGAAATTGAGCGTTGGCGTGATGTTCATATGGTTGAAGCTATGGAGCTTTTTGCAATAGAATACGTCAATTATATGTCGCCAACAAAAACAGAAATAAAGTTCTTGGAAGATTATTTTGAGAAAAGAGATGATGAGGATTACAGAATAGTAATGGTTATCAAAGAGGAAATGCGGGAAAGGGGATTAATATAATGGTTGGGAAACTTACACCGGATAATCAATTGAGCGCGAGCAAAGCGCCCGCTTTGCTGAACGCATCACCGTGGGAAACACAGAACGAATTGCTTGAGGCAATGATTAGCATTGATGAGGGCAACCCACCAAAGTGGATACCGCAGAATGAGCCAATGGAACTTGGCGATTTCTTTGAGCCGCTCATATTGCAGAAGGCCGTTGATAGACTCGGCCTGACCAACGCCGAGCTAGATATCACCGTGCCATACCAGCACGATTTCTTGCCGCTGGCGGCCAGCCTAGACGGCACCGCTGTTGGCAAAGGCTCAGTGATTGCCAACTGGGATAAGGGCATCTATGTGCCGCAAGGCGGTGCAATCGACATTGAGGGCATCGGTGTCCTTGAGGCCAAGCTAACATCAGCTCGGCCAGAGGAAATACCGGCGACACATCGTGGCCCATTGCAGTTGCAGGCTCAGATGATGTGTACCGGCTATAAGTGGGGCTGCGTTGCTGTTTTGTATCAAAGCACAACGCTGCGCCTGTTTGTCTATCGGGCTGATGAGGTAATACAAAACCGCATCCGCGAGGCGGTTATTGATTTTGAAAATCGCCGAAAAAATATGGACAAATACCCGGTCGTGTCACCGGCTGATGGGGTGGCGGCATATGGCCGGGTCGATGCAGACGCACCGCCATTGGAGCTTGAAGGTGACGATGCAATGTGGGTTGACCATTTGATGACGGCCAAGGCCAACAAGGCAATGGCAGAGCGTGAAATAGAAATAGCCACTTCAGCTATTATGGACAAAATGGGCAGTCACGACACGGCCTTTGCGTCTGTCGGCAATCGCCGGGTGCAGGTCAAGTGGCCTACCCGCAAGATGCGGGCGCAACCTGAGAGAGTGACACCGGCAAAGCCGGAGACTGTCATGCGCCAGAAAACCCTAACGCTAAAGGAGATCGACTGATGGCTAAACAGAACGGCCCAAGGCGCAAGGAAAGCTCGTGGCGGCCTATTGTAGACGCGATAGCTGCCTACCAGCGGCACAATGGTTACTCGCCGTCTATGAGCGAATTATGCTACATAACAGGCAAGTCACACACGACCATTAGGTTTCACATTAACAGGCTATGCGAGGATGGCATCTTGACTAGGACACCCGGCAAGATGCGATCAATAGAGATCATCGAATAGATAAGGGGGCGAAAGCCCCCTTATTTTGTTAAGCCCTTCATCTTCTCAAATGACCTCATACCGCCAAGGCCGAGCATACCCATCAAGACAGTAAGCAGGCTGGACATATCAAACTGAGGCAGATCAGGCAGAGCCACACCGGCATAAGCACTGGCAAAGATAACGAAAGGCGCAA